AGTAAAACCTATCCGCAATATTCTAATCAAAAACCCAAAGCAAAAATATATTCCAAAGCATACACCAGTCTAATTGGTGTGATGCTGTCTGCTCAATCACAGGACAAAAGAACTGCTGTGGCCTGTAAACAACTGTTTGCACTAGCAGACACACCGGAAGATATGCTTAAACTTACACAGGAAGAGATTATAGAAGCGATACGACCTGCTGGTTTATTCAAAGCCAAGTCTAAAAACATTCTTGCTACCAGTCAAATGTTGATTGAAAAATTTAACGGTCAAGTACCACAAACACAGGAAGAACTAATGACACTGCCCGGAGTGGGTAGAAAAAGTTCAGATATTGTGATGAGATTCGTTTGGGGGCAACCGCACATCGCAGTGGACACTCATGTGTTTAGACTGCTGTGGAGATTGGGTTGGGCGGACAATCTAAATGAAGCCAAAGCCAGTATCACTGTGAACAGCACTACACCTGATCGCTACAAGTATGGTGCTCATATGTGGTTGATTACACACGCAAAATTGGTCTGTAGATCCAGTTCACCTGGCTGTCAAAACTGTGTGATACGAGCAGTGTGCGATCAACGAGATCTTACGGTTCCAAAAAGCAAACTTAGACAGCACCAAAAAACCACAGCCTAATTTTTAAGCCAGATAATTAATATTGCTCAAGGCACTAACAGGCAAACATAGGCATGAAACAAGACAAGGAACTGAACGACATAACCAGGCTATACGATAGATTTATTAGGCAATGCCCAGGCACAGAAGAATACACGCAAAGGCTCGCTGAGGAAACTCGTATTATCCTTCAACTACGTTTCGTAGACTACTTCATCCAAATATGTGACATACTAGCAATTACGAGAGATATCACCCATATGACTCGTGGTTCGGCTGGATCGTCTCTCGTCTGTTATCTACTTGGCATAACAGATGTGGATCCTGTGAAGTGGGGCATACCTATTGCACGATTCTTAAATCCTTCTAGAGATGACTTACCTGATGTAGATATTGATTTCCCTCATTATCGTCAGGAAGAAGTCATGAACAGAATCTTCAAACATTGGCCTGGACGCTCGGCTCGTATATCTAATTACGTGCTATTCAAAGATAAATCGGCTCGGCGTGAAGCGGCCAAACGTTTGGGTGCAAAAGGTAAACTCCCTCGCAGGTTCACATATGAATCAGTTGGTGTGGATCCGGTAGAAGCCAAAAGGATTGAACGCAAACTGATGGGCAAGAAAAGATGTATATCAAAACACTGTGGAGGCATATTGATGTTTACAAGACCATTACCAAAAAGTTTATTCACAGCAGAGAATCAAATACTGCTGGACAAAAATGAAGTTGAAGATTTAGAACACCTAAAAGTTGATATTCTAGCAAATCGAGGATTGAGTCAACTGTTGGAGATTGATCCGGTTACTCGACTAACTGATTATCCTGCAGAAGACAAAGCCACTGCTGATCTATTATGTCGAGGAGATGTGCTAGGAGTTACTCAGGCAGAATCACCAGCCATGCGAAGATTGTTTAGAGCTATTCAACCCAAGTCTATGCAAGACTGTGTATTTGCCACAGCACTGATTCGACCTGTAGCAGTGTCAGGTAGAAAGAAAGCCACTATGTTCCATGACTGGAGTCAAGAACGAATGGAGGATACTATCGTGTATGAGGATGATGCTATTGTTCGAATAGCAGAAGCATTAGACATAGACAAGTATGAGGCAGATATGTATCGTCGAGCGTTTGCCAAAAAAAATGAAGAAAAAATATTAGAATTCACAACCAGATTAGGTAATCATCCAAAAAAAAGTTCTATTATAGAAATGTTGCAAAGTTTGTCTGGGTTTGGATTATGTAGAGCACACGCAGTTAACCTAGGTAGATTGATCTGGGCATTGGCTTATCAAAAAGCACATAATACAGAAAAGTTTTGGCAAGCCTGTCTTAAACACTGCCATGGATCTTATCGACGTTGGGTCTACAGAACAGAAGCCAAACGAGTAGGCATACCGGTGGTTACACCTTCCAAATCAGATCAGTGGGACACTCCTGAATTTCAATATAGAAAGTATGGTTGGTGGTCTACACAAAGTTTTATGCCTGGTATGTACGTACGACAACTGTACATGGACAAAGTAGAATTTGCAGGTATGATTGCAAATGGCCGAGTGTTTAAAGGTGATCGTGGCAAGTATGTGACTTTTCTTACACTAGGTATAGGCAACGGTCAATACATAGACATCACAATACCTAGACCATTTTCTTATCACGATCATGATGTAGTTTGGGGTCAAGGCACAATCAAATATTCCAATAACTCTGAATATGTGCAATGCTATGATTCAAAAGGTTATAGGTTAGAAAATTTTGGTAAAGCGTAAGCGTAATTTTTATCTGCGTTAGCGTAAATTTAAAAAACAGCGAAGCGTAAATTGCGTAAGATCAATACTTGAAAGTTTGGTTGGAAAATTCTTTAAATACGCTATCATGGCAATACGTATTGAAAATCGTTTGACATTTATCCATATAGGCAAATGCGGCGGATATCCGTTTGGGCAACTACGAGTTTTAAATGCTAGATAAAAATTTTACAAGATTGTCTGACACTGCTATTGCTGAAATAGAAGATATCTGTGGGTACACATATAATAAATGCTTACCATACTTACAACACACCAGAACTGCTGTGGATGTGGGCAGTAAAAAAGGTGCATTCGCTCGACATATGTGCCAGGACTTTGATCAAGTCATAATGTTTGATATGAGACCTAAAACACAATGGAAGACTCTTGACTCTGATCGATGTCAACTATATGAGTGTGCTCTGGGCAATTATAACGGTCAAGTTCAGCATTCTGGTGCACTAACCAATGTACAAGTACCCGGAGTCAATATAACCGAGTCACCTATTCGTACTCTAGATAGTTTTGGTTTCACAGACATAGATTTTTTAAAAATAGATGTGGAAGGCGATGAAGTTGCTGTGCTGGAAGGTGCTGTGCAAACGCTGGCTGACCAACGACCACTGATAGTTATTGAACAGAATCATGCCACCGAAACCTACGGCAAAGGTCGTTACGGTGATGCACTGCGTTGGCTAGAAGCACACAGTTATTCTATCATAGACTATGATGGCATGGACGATTGGATACTGAGATATGTTTGATCTAACTCTGCCCACTCCTGTTGAACTGGCATTTGAACCGATCAATCTCTGTAATGCTCGCTGTTTTTGCTGTCCTTATACCTACCTAGAAAAAGATCCCGCCTACAGAGGCAAGCGGATGACGGAGCAACAGATTGAAACACTGATAACTGAATTTGCAGAAGGAGTAGCACGTCACGGTGTGCCTGCCATGCAGGCCTCTGTGCAACCGTGGCGATACTCTGATCCATTGGTGTGCCGAGACCTAGAATTAATTTTTGAACTCTGTCGGAAACACCATCTAAGAGTGGTGCTAACCACCAATGCTGTTAGTTTTTCTGAAAAGAAATGTGATCTCATGATGCGGTACATCGATAACCTAGATCAAATCAATATTTCCATTATCGGCTACACTGCTGAAGAAATTCGCAAATGGATGGATCTGGATTGGCAAGTAACTCAAGCAAGATTACAGATGGTTCGCGATCGCTATCCTGCATTGAGTAGAAAAATGAACATAGGTGTGAAACACAAAGAGCAAGATCCAAAAAAGAAAGATTATCAACCGGTGGTACAACAGATACAAGAACTAACACTAGGACGAGTAAAAAAGAAAACTAATTGGTTGCAAAACAGATTGGTCTATAACAAGTTTGACGATGACGGACTAGAGTTTCCTATATCAGAACAAAACTTTGTCCAAGGCTGTTCCATGGTACATGGCAAAATCTTACGGAGATTAGAAGTAATGGTGGATGGCACAGCAGTACTGTGTTGTGATGATGCCACTGCTCAGACCAATTTTGGTAATGTGTTTGAACTAGGCGTGGCTGGCGTATGGAAACAGTTAAGTGACTATCATAACCTGGTGTACAGCAAAACCTACAATGATAGAAAAAATAACATGATCTGTAATACTTGTAGCAGAGCACGATTCCAGTGGGACGACAAATGGAACCAGGGTATCATTCGAGAAAATCAAAAATATATTAGTTCTTAACAAACAGGTAGTCGTGCGGTACACCTAATTTTTTATAGATACCCACACATCTATAACCCATACCTTCTAAAAGTTCTTTAGCAGTGAAGTCTCCGCGATTGATCTCACAGAGAATAACCGGCCAACTGCTTTCAATGGTACGAACAGCACCACGAATAATTAGTGGCTCATAGCCTTCCACATCCATCTTGATAAAGTCAACGGAATCGTACAATCCAAAAGAATCCAGTGGCACAATTGGTATTGCAAGAGTGCTGTTACCCCATGGTTCGGTACCTTTGACTCTGCCCACTCCTGGTTTGGTATAACGAGTGGCATCGGTTTCTCCCAACCCAGTATGATGGAAGTGTACCTTATTTTTGTCCTTAACATGCCGACTCATTTGATTGGTTTTATCTCGAAAGTCCCAACAGTGTATGGTGTTGAAGTCTGGTTCTAACACACCAGCAAACATAAACTCGTCACATCCAATGTCTAGTGCTGTACGGAATTGTTTTAGATAGGGTCGACAGAACTGATAGGTTTGATTTACCTCACGCTGTTTAAATTCTGCCGACATATGCATACTTATTAAATATGGATATGCCCGTACAAAATCACCTATCCAATGGTTGCTCATTTTCAACCAAAAAAACTTACCAATCTGCTCATCAGCGATTAGGTTCTCTGTTAGGATTGAATGATACTGTAATGCTGGCCAAAGGCGGTCGCGGCAATGAGAGAATTGCTAATACCACTCTGCTGTGGTTTTATCGTAATCCAGAAAGATTAAAAGACACATTTGTTTCTGTTGGATGGAGTTCTGCTCATCGTTGGGACTATGTCCATCAGTTGAGTACTGCAGAGCAGATAGAACGTGGCGTGCCTGGTATTAAAAGAGCCGTGGCTGATTTTTCTTATCAATGGGGTTCTTGGCGATCGTGGGAACAGGAGTTCTTTCTACAGGATCCAGATCTACATATTGAACACACAGCGGCGGTTAAAACACTAACTGCTATTCTCAGTCTGCAAAACTTTTTTAAACTGCATCAAATTCCTTATGTATTTTACTGGGCACTATCAAACGATCTACCTTTAGATCCAGACATACAGTTATTAAAAGATCAAGTAGATCAAAATCATTTTTACAATTTTGAGCCAGCACCTGCTATAAAAAATAACCTCTTAACTATGTTTGATTGGTTTAAAAAATCTACCAATCAAATTGTATTAGATAACACAGATTACTGTCAAAGTCATTTTGAATACTGTGTAAAAAATAACTGTACCAAATCTCCACAAGATGGCCATCCTAATCAGATTGGACATCATCAATGGGCAGATCTCATTTATAGTTTTGTACAAAAAAATAAATTATTAAATTATGATTAATTCTAGATTGTTTGAATGGTATGGTATAGATACCAAAAAAAATTTAAAAATTAAAAATATTTGTCCTAGACCATTTGATACTGTTCTAATAGACAAACAGGGTAGTTGTTACATTTGCGAATGCACCAGTTGGTTACCACAAAGTGCAGGAAATCTTAACCTACAATCTTTAAGCAATATATTACAATCAGCAGTGGCAAAGAACTTGAGAGACTCAATTTTAGACGGTTCTTATAGATACTGTAATAATAAACAATGCTCTTATTTGCTAGATGCAAGAAACGAAAGTGTGCCATGGAGTGAAAAAATACCCAATGTACAAATAAAAAATATTAGGTTAGCAATAGACGATTCTTGTAATTTAAGTTGTCCTAGTTGTAGAACAAAAATTATTTTTGAAAAAGAAAAATCAATTTTAAAAAAACGTTGTAACCTGGTTGATAAAGTTATTGATTATGTAAAAACTCAATCACACGTAATAAAAATACACATTGGCAGTGATGGTGACCCTTTTGCAAGTTTAGTCTACAGATATTTTTTAAAAAAAATAAAAAATATTGCAAACGTCCAATTTACAATACAAACAAATGGTTTATTAATTAAAAAAATGTATCAACGTTACAACGAATTATTTGAAAAATTAGAAATATTAAATATTAGTATTGACGGTGCAACTAGAGAAACATATGAAAAACTTAGGCGGGGAGGTTCTTATAAAAAAATTATTGAAAACTTACAAACAGTAAAAGAATTAAAAAAAAAATATAAATTTAAGTTTGTAATGCATTTTGTAGTACAACTGGAAAATTATAAAGATATGATTCCAATGATAGAACTAGCGAAACAATACGGTGCCGAACGATTATGGTTTAATAGAATAACTAACTGGAATACTTACAAAGATTTTTCAAACATTGATGTATTAGATAATAATAACAAAGACTATCAGCTCTGTACTAACGAAATAGAAAAAATTTTAAAACTTAATGAAACAAAAGTTATAATTGAAATGCCAACCATGATAACTAAACAATTCAAAAAACAAATATGAAACCTTATTATATATTACCTTGCTATAATTTAATAGATATTCAAAAAGAAGTTTATAACTGGATTAAAAATAAAAATAAAAATCTATTGAATAGTAAATCATTGTGGAACAAGATAGATATTGTAGAGTTGTTAACAGCGGCTCCTTCCATAAAAAAATATTTTTTATTTTTAAATTTAAAATTAAAAGAAGTAGCACTCACTATATTGACTGATAACAAAGACGTAACACTACACATAGATGAGCTACCTGTTACTGCAAAAATCAACATACCTATTCTAAATACAAAAAATACATTTAATCAATGGTATAAAATACCCAAAGAAATAATGTCTAAAACTAATCCAAGTCTAAACGAGTTTGGTAAAAACTATTATTTTTTTAAAAACTTAGATTTTTCTAAATTAAATCTTTTGGGAGAAGTAGAGTGTACAAAACCAATTGTTTTTAATAGTCAATTGGCACACAATATAATTTTTAAAAAAAAATGTAAATTTCCGCGAATTGTTTTAAGTTGTACTTTTTTTAAAGAACCTCTTAATTACTTACAAGATTAATTAGTATTATAGATTTTTAAAATATTATTTAAATTTTCTTTATATAAACTTTTTGGTGCACAGGTACCACAAAAACATTTTTTTTGAACACATTTTAAAATTGGTATATTTTTTTGTTCAGTTTGTTCTTTAATTTTTTTTATATATTCTTCCATAGTGTCCATGTTTGCAATTGGTCCGGTTGTTTTGTCTAATGTCACCCTACAATCTTTATTTGTATAATACGTACCTTCAACGTTATTACCATGAAGGAAAAATTGATTTGCTGAGCAATACCACCCTTCAAATCCTAATTCTCGAGGAACCAGTGTTGTATATTCTTTAATATTTCTATTTGTACACACAGATCTTCCTCCACAACATCCACGAGCTTGATTATCTATTCGAGTATCGCCTGTAATTTTTTTTGCATCTATTTCGTTAAACTGCTTAATGTATGGCATTAGTTCTTGTAATTTTTCTTCATTGTATACACCCAACGGACCGTCTAGGAGTTTAGGTCTTGCGTTTAAGTTATTTTTATTACAATAATCTAAAAACTTTAGACAGTCTTGCCAATATAAAGAATGCGGGTACATACAAACAATAATATCATATTCTTTTTTTTCTTTTATGGCATAATCTATATTTTTTTTAAAAAGTGTTTTCATTTTTTCTGCACTTTCACTATGATAACTGAATGTAATTCCTTCAATATGATCGCAAATGATTTTCCATTTTTTTTCTGTTGCAGTAGCGTTAGTTGTTATTCTTCTGCGTAAACGCCAACTATTACTATATAATTCAAATTCTTTTGAGGTGGCTTTTAAAATATTTTCTATATCCGGGTGATACAATGCTTCGCCACCATATACATTTAAGATAGCATCTTTAAAAGCATTTTTTTTGCTCTGCATATAAACATCAGTATATTTGTACATCTGTTTTAGCATACTGATACAGTTTTCAAATGGTGGATGCTGTGTAGAGTTATCGTGCCCAGACGGCCCTACTGGGCAATAAGAACAATTGTAGTTACATTTTAGAGTCAATAACCAATCAATTAAAAAACCCATTTTACTTTTTGGATGATATGCTGGTTCAATAGTGTGTATTGTGTTCATCTAGAAATATTTAATACGAAAAAGAACGATGTAAATATTTGACAATGAAGATTGCAATTACCGGACACACGCATGGAATTGGTAAAGAATTTGCTAAACAACTTGCTCAACGAGATCATACTATTGTAGGAATAAGTAGAAGGGGTGGTGAAAATATCAGACGAATACTCCACACAGCATCGCTGATAGAATCCTGCGATCTGTTTATTAATAATGCCCAGTCTCAATATGCTCAAACAGAACTGTTCTATGAAGTATGGAAAAGATGGCAAGGGCAAGAAAAATATATTTGGAATATATCCACTATGATGACAGAAATGCCAATTAATTCAAGTCCAGATAATCAAGATGATATTGTTATGAGTGCGTATCGTAATCAAAAAATAGCACTTGAAGAAGCGTCTAGACAATTACAATTTAAAAAAGTTTGGCCGCGAATATCAATTATTAAACCAGGCGGGGTGGCAACACAGGAACAATGGAATAATACAAACAAAGCAGATGTAAAGGTTTGGGTAAAAAGTATAATTGATACATTTACTCACAACGACAATATTTTAATTTCTGAAATATCTATTGGCTATACAAAGAAAAGAATACCAATTTAAAATGTTTAAAAACTGGACAAATATTTTTACTACCGATTGCTCGGTTATTAAAATGCCATATGGAGAATATGTTTATCCAATTTTTAAGAACGGCCGTTCAAGTTTGAGACAATATGCTCAACAAAATCAATTAGAAGTAATTAAAAATGAACAACTGTCTGAACTTACAGATGTTACTGTGTTTCTCAGAGATCCCAAAGAAAGATTTGTTTCTGGCGTTCACACTGTGATTGAGTTTGAAAATGTTATTGATGTGTCTGCGTTTTTAAAAAAAATAGAAAACTTAAATTTTTATAATAGGCATTTTATACCACAGGTGTATTGGTTATTACATTTATTAAAATATTTTAAGGGTAAAGTTAAACTGTTGCCAGTTGAAGAATTATATAATATAATTCCTAACAGAGATGCACCGAACATTAACAAACTAACTGCTGAAAGGAAACAGCAAATATTATCTATTGGGCACAAAAACTATATTCAGACAGATCAAAGATTAATATATAGGTACCTAGGAAAAACTGTAGAACTTAAAACCATAATTGAAGAATTTAAATATGCACTGTCCTCGTCTTAAACATTTTGTTAGATTACAACCTTCTGGTAAGATAGGCAAGTGTGGTCATATGATTGCTGGCAAAGAATTTGACAGCATAGAAGAATTAGAATCTAGTGACTGGCTTAAGAATTTAGAATCTAAAATGATAGACGACATTTGGCCGGATGAATGTAAAAGATGTGCTCAAACTGAAGCAGTAATGCAAGACAGTGTGAGAATAAAAAGTATTGCAAGACATAATATATTATATCCTAAACATAAAGAATATCTTGTGGTGGGAGGCGTTCTTGATAATATCTGTAACAGTGCTTGTCAAACCTGTAATTCAAAATTGAGCACCAAAATAGGCAGTCTTGAATCAAAAAATTATTTAAAATTTAGCAACTTAGAAAAATTTTACAAGTTACCACAAGATAGAATATTAGAAGTTGATGTAAATGGTGGCGAACCCACTGCTAGTCCAAACTATAAAAAACTTCTAACTACTCTTCCTAACAGTGTAAAAATAGTAAGAATTAACACTAACGGTTCTAAATTTATTAATGAAATAGTTACTTTGTTAAACAAAGGTATAATGATTATTATAACGTTAAGTTTTGATGGTACAGCACAGGTTCACAATTACGTACGATGGCCTATTAAGTTTTCAAACTATCTCACAACACTAAGTCAATATGAACAATTACAAAAAAAATATAAACTTTTAAAAATAAATCTATGGACCACTGTTAGTGCTCTTAATATTGGAGATTTTGACAATATAGAAATGTTTGCAAAACAAAACAGTATTGACCATCATTGGGCTTTTTTAAATTCACCAGATGTGCTTAATGTAAAATATAAAAATAATTTTACTTTACAAGCAAAAAATAAAATTAAAAATAAAAATATTTTAGAAAGAGTTGCTACAGGAGAAAACAATCAAGATAGATTGGATTTGTTCATAACCAAACAAGACCATCTAAGGAAAATACGCATAGAAGATTATTTTAATTTTGATTTAAAATAATCGTAAAATAATTCTGCAAATTTTTTGTGATGTTCAGCTC